AGGGTGTGTTGTGGGTGCATAACGCCAAGATCTTGAATCAATTACGATAACTGAATAACTCGTTATATCGACTAGGAAGTATAAAATGTCCAATTTAGTGTCCCATGAGAATACTGACCAATCCCTTCATGATGTTTTACCCGATGAGGTATTAATATCTAGTGATGTTACGGACGAGGCTCTCAATAGAATTGTTGAGAAAGGGTTAGCTGTTGCTCCTGAGGCCAAGGCCATCGCTGAGAAGACCTCACTGCCTAAGGAGAAGGGGAAGGCTCGTGTATCCTCTAGCTCCTCAGGGAAGAAAAAATCGCAGCAGAGAGGTCTCTCCATGACAGAGAGACTGAGCGAGGTCAGTGCATCTCAGCTTCAGCTGAGTGAGATCACCACTACTGTCAGAGATCTCTCCAATAAAGTCGAGTCTCTCCTGATTGGCATTGAGAACACCAATATGAGGGTTGACACACTTAGTAAAGAGCAGAAGACTACATCGTCTAACTTAAGGGCTTCGCTTACGTCTGTAGCTACAAAGATGATTGCAGTTGAGAATAGTGTAGCCTCTCTCACCACTAGACAGACAGCCGGGCAGAAGGGGGTCGCCCCTCCTCTCTCCGCTTCGGCACTGGCCGACTTAGCTCTTAAGACTGGTGCTGTTGCTGAAGGGTCTACCAAGGTACTTTTGACAGGAGCAGGAGTTCCTTCTCCCTCTGCTGCAGTCAGATCAGCATCATCCTTGACAACATCTGCTAAACTCGATAGGGCTTCGATTTCTGCACCTAAGGTTAGTCTCGGTACGCCCTCCACAGGTTCCGCTCGAGGTTCCAGAGCCAGTTTCGTTAGAGGTCGAGGTAGAGGTGCCTCTCTCAGGGGGCTTGCGCTGGGCACCCCTTCTATAGGAGGTTACAGGGCTCCTGCCGTTATGTTGCCCCAGGTTGTAGTTGGTGGACAGCAGGTTAGCTCTAAACCTTCCACTCCTATCATTGCGCCTACTGTCCCTATTCTTGTAGCCGACACTGGCGACTCTGTCCAGGATGTCATTGCACTTGATGATATCAGGGAGAAAGATCAGTCAGACTCTGAATCAAGTTCAAGCGAAGGTCCAGGTGGTGATAAGCGGGAAGAAGTTTTGCCCGTTGAGACTGTCATCGGTAAGTCCCCAATTTCATCTCTGTTCGGATGGAGGTAATCTGTAGTCCTCGACATCTGATCGACAAGTGCTTTACCACAAATACATGCGTACATCTTTAGGTTGCCTTTCTGTCTCTTTTTTCTCCCGCCATCTAGGTTTTAGAAAAAACCGAATCAAAAACGATTTTAAAGACTTAACCCTACTACTGTTACCTCTACTTGCTGTATCTCGTCCAGATGTCTCTTAGATCCCGAGCGACCAAGGCTATTGCTGCAGTTGCGGCTTCGTCTATGACACAGGTCCCTACAGCTGGTGTCGCATCGTCGAATATAGATAAGATCACAAGAGTAGGAGTGTTAGCCAGTGCTTTAAGAGTCGAGAAGACTGAGGAGGACAGGGCCCAAATAGTTGTTGTCGCTATTTTCTTAGCTTTACTAGCTGCAGCTATTGAGGATGATCCTTCCGACCAGCAGTGTATTAATCTAGTCTTAGCTACACAGCTTAACCTATTCGGTGGTCGAGCAGGACTTCCCGGTACGTATCGGACCCTATCTATTAACCAGAACATCTACGCTTTGATTGAGGCTTCTGTACAGGCTGGGATGGACTTTGCCAATGAGCATTGGGACCAGATTGTCGCAGCAAATAGACAACCTACAGAGGTTGCTAGAGATGCCACCTTTCAAGTAGTTCAAGGGGAATATCCTGCTCTTGATAGTTGTCTGGAAAACGCACTAAGAGTCTGCATCGAGCTGGACTTACCCGCCCCCTCTTTCCGCCCATGTGCTACAGCTATTTGCGCCATCACTGAGCATGAAAACATAGAGCTTGCCGGTATCGCTGGGATGTTAGCATATAGTATCGGTAAGCGTTATACTCCTGAGAATGCTGCCTCGTTTACTACTCGGCGCCCTCAGAATATTATAGATCGCTATCTTAAGATGCAAAAGGACGATCCCAACCCCGAGTTATGTGCTCTCAATGGACCTGCCAGGCCTAGGTCTGAGTTGTACAGGCGTGTCTACAGGGCTTTTGGTAATGATACTGCTGCCAGGAACTTTATGATCCACTCCATGGTAGGGCTGGCGGCCGAAGCTGAGACTATGACGGCAGGGGTCGCTTTTCTCCCGTTTAGACTTCTGAGGTTCTCTGGTATAGCTGCGTATCCGATTATCACCAACTTCCTGAGCACCTACGATTACGCTTATGACATTCCCTTGTTGAAGGGGAATATAGCTTACTTTACCGCCTCTTGTATTCATCTCCTCTCTGTGCCACAGCAGGTTAGGCCTTATTACAAGATTATACATGGTGACAGGACTACTGTGTTCCACCGTCCAGATATCAAGTCACTCATAAATGTTGCTACCACCATCATGAAGGAGAACTATCCTACATTAGAGGATTTTGAGCATGACGAAAGTGACCCCTCTGTGGAACAGTTCCTCGAGATTAGGGCAAATCAAGAGCAAGAAGAGACTCGTAAACTTCGTCCCTCAGCAGGAATTACTGCTCTCGAGGAAGAAGAAGAGAGTGAATGAAAGATTACCTAGAGTCTCCTTAACGAGTTCCTCTGTTGTACTTGTGTCGGTTTTCACTATGTTGACATGTCAGTGCGGAGTGTTAAGGCACTGTAACTCTTATGCCTCTGTTTTCTCTTCTTCGAGTAAATAAATAAAACCGAACCACAACAGAGAAATTGAGTATAACGACATTGTTGCAACTAGAATACATTTGAACTAATGGCTGATCATGCACTTGTTAAAGATACACTCATCAGGACTCTATTGAAGCCAGGTGGTTATAAGCTCAAAGCTGAGACGTTTGGGAACTCTATGGTCGCACTGGAGAGGGAGCGAGCGGCCTACTCCTGTCTATATGAGAGAGCAGATGCTGCTAGATCTGAACTGGTAGACCTAATCAAGATCATGGACCCTTTGGTAGAGGACTACTTGACTAAGGTCACAGGTGGCAGGACTAGGTACAAAGGCAATGATATTACCCACAAGTCGGGTAGGGAAGAGCAAGATGCTCTCTTGACAACCATAGCAGCTGCTTGCATCTCTCTCCAACTTGCATCGATGGAACACGATGCTTTGGTTATTACGGAAACCTCGGTACCGTCTGTCTCTGCTTCCGGTCAAGACTTAGAGCAGGATGATAGCACCCACTACTCTCAAGCGTCCCTACCTGGTCTGTTGAATGTTATTCAAAGTAGTGCTACTGCTGCACATTTCCTCGGTGTTGGAGACCTTGATATTAATGTTGAGATCCCTCTTAAGAGAGAGCCGCTTGTGAGGTCAGAAAGGGCGGACGTTCCTTTCCCTGTCTTGGGCCTAGATGACAGGTTTACTACGAGGCCCTCACGTGTACACTCTCGTTCGCGATCCAGACAACTAGGGCAAACCTCGCCTGAAGAGCTATCTGCGGAATCAGGGGCATTAGTAGTTAGGAGTGATTCTCGCAATGTAAACTCTCTTGATGATCTCCTAACCCAGATGTAGTAACTATCCGTCCTAGTTGTTTTGATCTCTCGTCACTACTCTAGGGGTTTCTTCCTAGATACTCCCCTCTTCCTACGTTACGTCATGGAGGTGATACCTCAAACACGTCAATTAAAGAAAACCCGAACCATATAGATTCATCAAACTGCTGTGCCTTAGTATTGCGACTATGACGCTAAACATAATCTCTATATCACGCAATCAACACGGTGACCTCATCACCCAGACCTCTCCACCTTTTAATTCTACTCGCCCTAGAGCGTATAATGAGGTTATATCATACATTGAGACACTGGGAGACAATCCTAAGATAGTCTTAGTGCAGAGAGACCTTTATTCGACCATAAGGGTTACAGAGACCTGCGAAGGTGTTCCGATCCTCACTCTTGTGAGACCCAATGAGAGGGATTTACAGAGAGTCCTAACGGAGCAGATGACTTTTATCCTTAATCCTAGTACCTTTACAGGAGTAACAGAGGCATTACCGGACGTCGCTACAGGCTACGTCTAAAAGGCTGCTGTCGATAAGTACTCTATGCGAGGGACCTGAGAGTCTAGAGCTTATGTATCTTCTTGATCGTGATGATGTAGATATTACTAAAACCGAACCAAAGAGAATACTGGTGGTTGTATTGAGGTTCTGAACTCTAGAACTATGTCGCGTCGCACTGAAACATATGCAGTAGTTCCTGTGGAATCTCTCACTGATGATAACGGGAAGAGACTCCAAAGATTTGCCCAGACTCACAGTCAGGGAATAGCCAGGCCTATTACTTCTGCTTCAAGGGATGCTAGGAAAGTTACAAACGCTAGAACATACAGAACAGGGGAGTCTGTGAGGAGCGGACTAGAGGCTATAACATCCTCTCTAGAGTTATCCTCTAGTGTCGCTGCGTCTTATATCGATGACTCGAAGGCACTATACACTCTCGCCGCAACACTTGCTCATAGAGTGCGTGCTGTTGAGAAAACGCTTGGACGGCCTAGTGAGTGTCCTCTCATGTCTCCCGACACTACTCTGACATCCTCCGAGAGAAATCGACATACAGCCGATATCATGGTCTGTGCCATTAGGGCATTGGAAGGCTGTGTCAAAGCCCAGACCCTATTACTTAGGCAACAGTCACATGTTATCAAGTCAATTAGAACTCTAACAACGGCCTCTGATCAATTTTACACTAGTATCCGATCTGACCCGGAGACGGCAGGAAGTCAGCAGCCGGATGACTCTCTGATGGTACTTCTTACTGACTACGTAGCGGCTATGGATCAACAGGCTGGTTGCATTGAAAGCCCTGTGTCAGCATCTGAGGGCTCTAGGGGTGTGCCTTCCGACTAGCTACTTCTTTATCTCTCTGTGCGGATGAATTTTCCTCCAGATCTATGACAACCCAGAGCTCATGTTGCCTGCTCAGGAGGACCTGTACTACTATTACTTGTCAGTGACTACTAAAAAACCATATGAACCATATAAGAATTACTCACTAGGTAGTCAGTGTAATTTCCTAGGTCTAGATGTCAACTTCAGACTTATCAGCCTTCACAGGCCGTGGAGATTTGACATATCAGGTTCTTCTAATCAAACAGAGCAGTGAAGCTAATCGTGCTCGATGTAACGCGTGGTGGGTTAATGTTGACTTGCCCTTTACACAGATGCTGACACCTCGACTCAGCGAGTTCTGGTCAGATGAAAGGTGCATCGGTCTAGTATGCTTTACAGACCGGGTTACTAGCGCTACTGTAGAGGTGCTTCCTGAAAGTGATGAGTTAAAAATCAGTATCCTCCCAGATCCTAATGGTAAATGGCATACACTTCTGCTTCCATATGGTGGTACTATCATTCTCTCTAGATCGCACATAGATGCGTTTATCCCTGAGAGATCACCGTAGGAAAATTATTGTTAGGTCGCTATAAATAACATATGATCCACCTGACTTCCTGAGTATGATATATCTTAATTACACTGTAGAATGTTACCTATAGATGATAAGAAGGAAAAATATGACGTAAAACACGAGGAATACCCCTCACATCACCTCTGCACTATACCAAACGTCTTATTCGCGTCACATATCAAGCCCTGTTTACCTTTCTAAATTATAAGTATTTGATTTAAGAAAACCGAATCTAGTGATGTTTTCATCTGTAGAGTTAGGAGGATCAGAGGCTATCGGTTCTACGAGGTTCTTCCCTACGGACTACTTGGACAGCCCGATAGTAGACGTCCCCTATGAGAACTTTAGACTCTACCGAAAACGCTACCTCGATGGAGAAAACCTTGGATACAGGAAGTCAGCAAAGATTCGGTTTCAAGATGAGATATCAAGGTATCAACAGCTACTAGGGTTAGAGGCACACGTGCCTACCTTACTCTTACCTCAACAGTATGGTGTTATCTTAGCGAATGCTAGAGCCTCTCTTACTACATGTCGTAGTGAGATTCAGCTTTCTAGGCGTACAGGAGATCCTATTGCTCTTGCTGCCAATAAAGCTTTTTCTAGTATAGCAGGCCTTGAACTCTGCGAGACTTTACCTTACGACATGTCTCCTGCATCCACATACTTAAGGGAGTATGCAGCTATGAGATTCTTCGAAGAGTTCGTTCGAATTTACCATGGTGAGCGATCCCAAGGAGGCAGAAAAGGTGTCCCGGTTCAAAATATCACAGCTTGGGGGATATCTGCAGTGACCGATGGAGAGCTCTGGTATTTTTCTCGGTTACCAGGGTTGGTAGGACCTGTGCTTCTACTCCATAATCAGGTACTTATGTTGAAAGATGCTCTATATGCACGCTATAACGTTCTCATTGCTAATGCCTATCTTTATCCTCATAACAGTTATGAGTCGGTAATACGCAGACAGTGGTTGTGGCAGGAGGAGTGTTTAGTCAGATATGGTAACGAAGGCTACGAGCTTGCAAAGTCAACAGAGTCTTTATCTAAAACCTACATGTCCAGGTTAGCAGAATGTCCTCTTTCGGGAGCCGACGACTCTTTTGAAGATATGATCACAAAGGTGCAGAAGAAGGAGGAGGACATTATCTCCTTAAGATATCACAAGGAGGAGGATATAGTAACTCCTGCTCCCATCATGGCAAAGAAGCTTGCCGAACTTCTTACGAAATGTAGAGACCTACCGCTTGTGGTAGAACTATTTGGTCTACAAAAATGCACCGGCCACCCTCTGATTGACCCTGTCAGAGGAGGACTTTCTGCAGCCAAAGAAGCCAGGTCACAAGATGAGACCAGATACGAGGATGCTATTTCGCTCAGGAACTCGTGGGTAAGAATCTTCATTGAGTCATATGTTAAGCGACACGGGCGATATCCCGAGTTTGCAAAATCACCGGAGCGAGGGTCAGAGCTTTACCGTCTTTGGAGACTGAACCAGCTCAATTTACACAGGACTTCATATCCTCTAACTGATCTCACTAATGTGGTACTTGCACAGCACTTTGAGTTTGACTATTACACAGACTATCTGCAACTTTTGGATGATAAAGCAATATCGTTCAAAAGATCAGAGCGTCATCTCTACTGGGAAAAGGCAGACGATAGAAAGGCTAGTAGTAGTGTAAGGTTACTTATTGAGGTCATTTCTCGTCCACATATTAGTCCTGAGGATATCGTGAGCGCAGTGGAAGAAGGCTGTGTTCCTCTAGATTGGTTACTTGTCTCTATCACTCCCAAAGAAAGAGAGTTCAAACTTAGTCCTCGCATGTTTGCCATGTTTGTATTTGAGATGAGACATTTCTTTACAATGCATGAGGCTAATCTCGCTGCTACCATATTACCATATATTCCTCAGCTCACAATGACAGACTCGCGATCTGACATTCAGGATCGTTTCCTAGATCTGACAAAGACTACTGGACTTGATGATAGACTGAATCTCCTTCTAGAATTTGATTTATCCAGATGGAACCTCAGATGGAGAAGTCTCTGTGTCGATATGGTTGGTAAAGATCTTAATGATCTTTTTGGTATGCGCAAGGTATTTACTACAGGGCATAGTTTTTTTACGGATGCTCTGATAAGTGTTCGTGTTCCAGGGCTCAAACCACCTGATGCTGATAGCGTGTTCCCTCCCGATTCATCCCTAGAGTGGGGGTGTCACTTAGGAGGATTTGAGGGGATCTTGCAGAAGCTATGGTCAATCGCAACGGTAGCTATGATGGATCTAGCCTTACGCGACTTAGAGATAGCCTACACTTGGACTATACAGGGTGATAATGTTACTGCCATTATAACGCTGCCTCCTACACCTCCAGGTATAACTGACTGTGAATTTTTACGCACTTGGCAAGATCGCATCCTTCTGCGTGCTGAAGATGCTACTTCTCGTGTCAATCAGGATCTCAAGAGAGAAGAGTGCACAGCCTCTACGAAGGTTATAACCTACTCTAAAGACGTTTATATTCTTGGTTCTGAATACTATACTACGCTTAAGTTTTTCAGTAGGATCTTTCCTGTCACCGCAGATGACTTCCCGAGTGTCGCCTCTCAACTAAGCTCAATATACGCTGGGTGTGTTGCGGCAGCTGAAAGGACTCGTCATTCTCCAGTTGGGTACTTCATTGCATTACATCATGGGTGTCTGTATCTTTCAAGAGTCATGCGATATGATAGGTGTTATACGTCTGTGTTGACTGCACATCAAAGGGCACAGTTAAATGACTCTCGGGTGTTGCAGTACATGATTCTTCTTCCATCAGAATTAGGGGGGCTGGCAAGTCTGAATCTCCTTGATTTCTTCTACAAGGGAGGGGCAGATCCCCTAGCACGGTCTTTAGCATCAGTTCATCTTCTCAGACCTTATCTGTCAACAGCTGAGAGGATTTATCGTGAGTCTTTCTTTGATGGTCATTATGAGAAGAAGCCAACCATCAGGTCTCTTGTCAAAGACCCGCGAGGCCTCCCTGTGAAGAAGCCGATCTCCCCTGCTGACGCTGTAGCTGAGGGAACCCGTACAGTACTATTCAGCTGTGCAAAGAACCCGGATATCAGAGATGTTATGTCCCCAGAGATCAAACAGTGGGACCAACTTCTATGTGAGCATCTCGGACGTGTACACCCTTATATCGCCGATATGATGCATGATCTGTGGAGGACATCGGTGGCCGGTCGTGCAGAGGCCCTCTCTAGGACATTCACTGCGACAAGATCGTTACAAGCACTTGCCAAGGATCACTCAGAGACGGATCTAGTTCTTAAGGTAATTAAGCAAGCAAGAGCTCAGATAATTGCTATTCTACTACGAGCCAAGATAATCCAGGCAGGGAAAGTCCCTCCTGAGGTGAAGGATCTATACACTTGGACTAGGTTTCTGAGACATAGGTATTGGGCACCGACCGGGACCATACCGGAGGGAGTTGATTCTCATCATCCTCTTGATTTCAAGCTCCATTATCTTCCGGACAATAAGATCTCAGGTGTCAGCCTTATGGCCCAGTATCCAGCTAATCAGGATAACTCCTACATTCGGGGACCTTTTCCTCCATATAAGGGAGGTAAGACACGAGAAAAGAAATCACATCACGGATTTACTATCGTAACCGACTCAGCCTCGGCGAGAGCTGTCAAGGATCAACAGAAACTTCGAGCGTTTGCAAGAGGTAACACTCAGATGGAGGAGGTCATTGACATTTGCGCCAAGACGAGGACAGATGTCAACCTAGGCACGGCTAGCCAATATTTGATGGAAAAGGATGGTGGTAATAACGTACATCGATATCTGTCACAACTTGCTCTAGATTCAGCTTACATACTCGGTCAGGCTAATAACTGTACTTATACTGCCTTAAACACAGACCGAATAGAAGGACTATCTGCAAGTACTAAGGATTACCCACTTATGCTTCAGGAGCACCAAGTATTCCTCCAGGCAGTAGCCGCCCTAAGAAGGGTAGAATCACATCATACTACGGAGTACGATAAGCTCATCTTGGAGATCCGAGAGGACATGCTCGATGAACTGCCTCAGGATTCTCTAGTTCTAGATGGAGATGTCACTCTTCCAGTAGTAAGTCTCTATGCAAATCCTCTCGTCTATGTCCCGGAGATAACTATGAAACAGATCAGTGGTCCTATCAAAGCTTCTGAATTCCCACTACATACTTGTGAAGAACCCGATATCACTATCGCATTAGCGGCCTTGAAAAGTATTGGCCACAAGAGTCTGGGTCAGATATCAGAGCTCGTGGGTTCAGGAGGCACCATAGTCGCACGCTCAGAACAACTCCTCGATATACTTGAGTTGAAGATGTTGGGTCTAGAGAGAGTTTTACAAGTCTTTTCGCTTATACTTGCAGAGAGAACTGTTGTCACATTATCTCAGCAATGGTCTGACAAGCGACTCAGAGCTGCATCATGTCTTATCACACTGAAGCAAGGACCTCGACTGATATCTTCCATTCGGAGATATCTGCGACATCCTAGTATGAGGCGCGACGAACTAGTTCAGAGGAAATCAATTCTACCAGGACCTATTTATCAAGGGAGGCAGATAGACGAGGCTCGTGTGCTAGCACATGTGACCCAAACCACCCTTGAGATGTTGTTAAATGTGTCCAGTCCCCTATACAATCGAGAATGTGTGCTGTTCGAATCAGATCAATCGGAAGGGCTGTCAAGAGAATTGGAGCTACAGGTGTACCTAGTCTTCCTAAAACATCGTCTAATAGGTGAACTACCTGAGAGCGAGGTTTTGGGGTGTGTGACCTCATTACGGAAGAGCATATCTATGTTCCCGCATACAGCTGAGGTGCTTCGTCAATCTCGAATCTACGCCCTGTTACTTATATGGTCGGAAGGTTTTTCCCAGCATTACCCGTCTACATCGAAGGCTCTCTTACAACTGGCAAGGGCTCCTAAGATAAGCCTTGCTCGAATGAGTGCAACAGTTGCAATTAGGAAAGCACGACTTCTAGTTGATTTGGAGGCACATCGGACGTCGGTCGCCAGACCTCTTATCACCTCTCGTCCCCAAGCTGTCCCTAATCCTGCTACCTATACACCTTATCCTACTCGTGTAGCTTCTAGAAGCTCGCATGAGACGTGGGCAAGCTCCGTATGGGGGTCCCCCCTGGAGCGTACTTTCCGAGATATCTCTTATAACAGGAGTATGATGGTAGCCTGTGGGTCATCTGCTTTGTCAGCATGGTGGAGTGCTGGCGAGCTCGGTAGGGGTAGGGATATTGTTATGATAGGAGCAGGCCATGGTGCGTCGTCATTATCATTTCTATCTTGTGGTGCTAGGTCTGTGCTTGGCCTGGATCTACGAGATGACTTGCCTAAGGAGGAGGCTTTGACTGAAGACTATGTCCCTCCTCTTGTGGAGAGATTCTCCAACAGAGACAGCTATCTTCAGAGTAGCGAGTCGTTCACTACATCAGGAGACTGGTTTTCTCTTAGGACCTACCGAAGTCTCATAAGGAAGGTCCCTACATCCGGCCTGGTTGTAATAGATATCCAAGGTGAGAGAGGGTACAGTCCAGAGGCATTGACTCCGTTACTTGCTATGAATTGGAGTGGAGACTATCTTCTCAGATGGCAAGGAGGTCTTGATGCACTCTCCTCAGTGGTAGGGACAGTTCAATCAGTGTCTAAATCTCTGACTATCTACTCTCTAAGACAGTACTCATCGCATAGGGACATTCTTATAAGAGGAACTATTTCAAGAGGGCTATCCCTGGTACCATCAAGAGTAATGAGTGTCAGCCCCTGGTACCTACACACAGCGCTCCCTTCAGTGTTCTTCGATTATGCTTGGACCTTCGATGTTCTCTTCAGGCCTATTGGAGGACCTCCTTCTTACAATTTGAAGGTTGCTACCGATACCGCCCTTCGAATAATTGACACCTTGGCGGGTGAGTATACTACCAGGCCTAGTTATAGCTCCTGGACTCAAATTTTACATGTAGGAGTATGCTGTAAATGGCTCCAGTGTGACCAGACAGAACAAGACCAGGTAATTAAGAGGCTTCACCAAGGAGAAGACTATGACCTCCAGTTGCATCATCACAGTTTGAGAGTGAAACCTTCTGATATACTAATTCGTATCATTACGCATCTGGCTGCTAGACTCCTACCTATTCTAGATGGGTGAAAATGTAACCGGCTTAGGAGAGTCACTTTACATATCTAAGAAACTATTTAGAAAAAACCATATCATGACGACCAGTCCTGTGAGCAGCTCGGTTAATTGATAGGCTATATACTCTAGTAAGAAATGCTGCAATGCACCAGGAGACACTAGTGGATCAATCCCACAGGAAACACCCATGCTAAGAGAGCCAC